ACGGGTGATAGTGCCCCGCAGGCAACTGCCAGTCCTGCGCTTCCTTGGTCGTGTCTGTGACAGACACCGCATCCGACTCGTAGGTTTCGTTATAGGCAATGACACGAATGCTGACGCTGGTGCTGGCTGGCAGACCACTAGCCGCCCACGACCTAGCAGCAGGCCCAAGGGTAGCCCCTGCTTGCCATGAGCCGCCAGCAATCTGCACCTCGGTCCTGAAGCCGTCGTGCTTGTCCTCGTTCACGTAGGACCATGCCACGGTCATCGAGCTTGGCCCGGTGCCGGTGGACACCAAGTCACTGACAGGCGGGATTACATCAAGCGGAGGCCGCAGGCCGTCAGGGTCGGAGATAACCTGATTGCCATCAGGCCCGGCCTTCAGGACCAGTTGCAAGTCTGGCAAGGTAGCGAACGTGGGCATAGCATTACCTCAAAGCAAAAGGGAGCCGAAGCCCCCCTATCAAACGTCTGCTTACCCTAGCCCCTACTGCCTGCGCTTGAGGCGCGTCAGGCCGACGCCGACCAGACCCATGCCAAGCAGCATGGCAGGCAGAGGCTCGGGGACTGGCAGCGCCTTAACGTCAGCGCGGATGACGTAGTCATCAAGATCTTGGTCTCCGGATGAGAGGTCACCGAACCCGTTGTCATTCAGCGCGATGTAGAAACTGGCCACGCCATCGCTGTCGGTCTCCACAGGCGTCACCGCGAAGAACGGATTAGAGCCGCCAGCCTCCCACGCCAGTTGGTTGCCGCCATTGACCACAGCCGTAGCGGTGTCGGTCACGAAGAAGGAGAACGGCAGCAGGCCGGGTCCGAAGTCGAACGTGAAGCTGGAGCCGTCGATAACGTCAGAGAAGCTCACGCCGCCAACGGTCAGGAAGGCGTTGGTATAGTTCGCTTCGCTGTACACAGCAGTGAGTTTCACCTGCGCGTACTGGTCGATAGTGACTTCACGACCAAACAGCACCGGGGTGCCGGGTGCAAAGTCGTCATCAGGCGGCGTGACGCCTTGGTCGGTAGAGCCAGAGAACGTGACCAGAGCCTGAGCTTGTGCTGCGGCCAGCAGGGAGAGAGCAAACAGCATTTTACGCATTTAGTTGTCCTTCGTGTTTTCCAATAGGACTTCGAGCAGTTGCCCAAAGGTTTCTTGTAAGAAATGGGTGCCGCCCTGCCTGCCAAGAGTAAGAAAGTTGCCAGACACCGTAATAGCCACATCGTCGTCATCAATGCCGGTGACGCCAGACGTGTTGATGGCAATGTCTTTCATCGCCGTCGCGCCAAGCGGGCCGTAGATGGCACAGGTAGCGGCTCCACCATAGTGGCGCAGGTGCTCTTCCAGCAGTGCATTGAACATCAGCGTCAACGTGCCGTGGATAGATTGACGCTTGCCCGGGTCGATATTGCCGCCCAGGTAGATTTTCATCTTGCCATTTGTCGGGTTGGGAATGGCGTCTGCTACGGCATCCCGCGAGTCATCATTCCTCGCCAGCTCCAGGCCGTAAGGTGTCGTTATTGCCATTGCGGCGCTTCCTCGTCTTGGCGGGTTGTATCAACCCAATCGACAGCAGGTAGGACTCAATCATCTCAGGTTCAACTTTGTAGCGCCTTGCCAGCGCTGCGACGTCTGTCGTGCCCGCCTCGAACTGCCGGCGAACTGCATTCCACTGAGAGAAATTGAGTCCCATCCTTACCTCTTAAGCCGCAATATAGGCTTTAACGATCTGCTCGTCCTCGACGCGAACCGCGCCAAAGGTAGCGAAGCAGTACACGCGCCATGCGAACGATACGCTGGGGTCTTCAGCCACACGCACAGTGATGTCGCGGTTGACCTGCAGGCCGACAGCCTTGCGAGTCATAGCGAAGAACTCTGTGTAGGTGGGTGAGCTAGGTGAGTCAGTCAGCAGGCGGGTTGATACCACCCAGCTATAACCCATCCAGCTTTCAACGTAGCCCTTGGCAGTCAAAGGCCGCAGCGCGTTGTAGTCGCCACTGGTAGCCTCGGTCAGTTGCAGCAACTTGCGAGCGCCGGCAGGCGAGACAACAAAGACTTTCTCGTCTTCGGGGTCAACGTCGTCTTTCATGAACCGCTCGGTAACCTCGGTCACGAGGTCATAGGTCAGCGGCACAGGTGCGCCAGACGTACCGATTGCTCGTGCAGCAGGGTAAGCAGTGGAGTTGCCGTCACCATCCATGGACGGACCGCAGGCAGCGCCGATAATGGCATCGTCAAACGCCCTACGCATGGCCTTGCCCTGAGCCATTGCGATATTGCTGTTGGGGTCAACCAGCATCTGCACAACGTCTTCCTGCTCGGTCAGCTCACCAACGTGCCAGGTCGAAGGCATGGAAACCCTGCGCGACCACGGCGCATCGTCAACAGGCGTGGGGACTGCGCGACCAATGCTGCCGGGTGTGCTTTTGCTGGCAGCATCAACTGAGCCAAGACGCTCCCAGTTATGCGCTTCAGATTGAACGGACTTCTCCATGACCCAAGGCCGCAAACGTGCAATGCCTTGCTGCGCCAGGTGGCGAACGGTGTTCTCGTAGGTCTGGATATATACTTTTTCGATTGTGTCGGCCATTGTAGGCTCCTAAAACAAACGTAGGTTCACGCATGCTCCAGGCTACCCGACACCCGCCGGACCCAACTGTGGTCGCTACCCATACGGACGACCACAGGCATATCTGTGTTACCGCCGATACTATCGTTACCCGGCAGCGGTTGCAAGACGCATAAGATCAACTCTTTTCTTCGCCAGCCGCTCGTACTCACCGGGTGCCAGTTCACTGGGTCGCTTGCCGATAATGCGCTTGCCAATCTCTTCAAGCTGCGCCCTGGCTTCTGCTGGCGTCATCAGCGGTGCAGACTGGTTGCCCTGCGATGCTACCTGCCCACCCTCGCCGGCACCTAGTGACTGGCTCAGACCGAACATCCAGCGTATGCCTTCAGCAGCCAGACTGCCATTGTCGAACGCGGCCATAACATCTGCCGGCGCTTTGGTAGCCTCGAGCGCCCTGCGTGCAGCAGCCATGCGAGACTCAAACGCCATGCCCCACTCGCCGCGCAACTGCTGCATCTGTGCCTGATGGTCGGACAGTTGGTTGGCCTGGCTGTTGGCTTCATCGCTCAGCATGGTTTGATACAGCTTAGCCGCTTGGTCTGCGGTCAGCCCAGCCTCGTGCGCTATGGCCTTCAGCCTGCCGATGCGCTCGTCGGGTATCTGGTAGCCCTCGATGTCAGGCAGCGTGTACTTGTCTGCCGAGTCAGGCTTGCCGAGCGCAGTCAAGATAGCGTCGAACGATGCCGGGTCGCTGGTGTCTGGCTTGCGCATCAGGCCCGGGGCCTTCTCCATCACGCGCTGGTAGAACTGCTGCATTGCCTCAGGTCCAGCGTCAGCACTGGGTATGCGCAACGAGTTGCCCATGTATTCAGCAGCGCCCTTGATGCCGGCGAAAGCCTCTTCAGCCGTCTTCGCCTCGCGGATGTATGGCGCGTCACGCAACTGTGCCGGCAACGATGCCCGCCAGTCTGCTGCTGCCTGCGATTCCTGCGGTTGTGCTACCTGCTCGTCACTCATGCTTGCCTGCTGCCCTCAACATGCTTTGTATGTACCTGACCACTGCCCGCTTGCCCAGGTTGTAATAGGTTGTCTCTGGCGTGTCGCCTAGCAGTTGGTCCTTGTCGAACGTGTCTGCCAGCATCTCAAGCGCCTTCTTCCCATCCGGGTTGATATGGAACGCCGAGTAAAAGATTATCTCGCGCTGTACTGCGTCCTTGTCGTCAGCCACCGACCGCCCTCATGTTGGCCACGCCCTTGGCTTGCGCTTCAGCAGCCTGGCCTTCTGCTGCCTGCATCTCTGCCTCCATCATCCGCTGCTGCGCCTCTTCACGCTGCGCCCGCAGTTCGCGCACCTCTGTATCAGATCGCATAACACTAGCCGGCACGCCCAGCAGAGAGCCTAGCTCACGCGCAATCTTCACGCTGTCGATAACGTCCAGCATCTCAGGCAGCACCTCTGCCATGCTGGCCAGGTTGCCGACCCAGGACTGAATAGCCACTGCCCGGTCGCTGCGCTGAGCCATTGCCAACGGCCCTGTGTACTTAACGTCCCACTGCGCCATTCTGCTGCGCACAATCTCAGGCACCTTGCCCAGTTGGCCAGCGCGCAACATCATGTTGAAGGCACGCTCTATCAGCGGGTTGAGGAAGTCGGACTCAAGCCTGCCCAGCGTAGGCGCAAGGAACTTCTGCATCTGCTCATAGCGCACCCGGACCTCGGTTGCCGTCATTGCCGGCGACTCTTTAAGTTCCAGGTCGGTGACGTGGAAGTAGCTCTTGATTGCCTGCCTCAAGTCAGCAGTCTTCATGTCTGCCACATCAAAGCGTATCGGCACATTGAGTGGCGAGATCTCGTTGATGTCGCGCATGACGGTAAGGCCGCGCGCCTTGTTCTGCAACTCGCCAATGACCGCGCCCTCGTTCATCTTCTGCGGCGGGTCGATGACCTTATCGCAACTGTCCAGCGTCATCTTGACCAGCCAGTTAAGCGTCAGCACATCAGGCAGCGACACCATTGCAGGACTGTTGCCCCACTGGCTTTCGCTGGTCTTGCTCCACCGCGGGAGGAATGCCGGCATCTCATAGTACCCGCCTTCCTCGCCAATCAGCTCAGCACCCTGGCGCAGTATGTACTTGTAGCCGTATGGCCGCGCCTTCGGAGCCATGACCTCACGAATCTCGGCGTCGTTGTTGCGCGGGTAG